GTTGAGAACACCTCTACAGGAAGTCACTGTACCCTTGAGGGACCTCTATTGGTCTCAGAAGGATATGGTGGCGCTCCCAGTAGAAATAGTTCAATGGAACAAGGGAGAGATTAGTTGGAGTACGACTAAGGGCCTCTATATGGGCAAGACGTGCCGCAGTTGCGTGACGAGCTAAGTCCTCATGAAGATCTGCCAGCCGGGCCCGTTCGGCCCAAGCATGGTACAGTTCGATATGAAGACGAAGGTTGTCCTCCGCAAGCTTTCGTGTCCAATCTAGAAGATTTGGATCGAACGTCGACTTAATCAGAGAATTAAGTGGAGCCACTCTATCCCTGTTATAGTCCTCAAAGAAGTCTCCGATGAATCCACCCCACCGAGCCTGGTCAAAGGCATTAACCTTTGCCCGGAACTCGGCACAGCGTTCCTCAGCACGGCTGGCGAGGTCATAATAGACCCAGAAAGCTGGAGAAATCACCAACAATGGCGCCCAGATCGCGCCCCAACAGAATCGGCCTGTAGGCCACGCCCGCTTCCAGAAATTTGAAGCGAGTGTGCCCATAGATTCCTCCTCTGACAAGGGGGGTTTCTGTGAATCGGCGCGCAGTTGAAACAGAGTATCAACTAGCTCACCGAGCTTATTAACCATATGGTGGGGGAACAACCCGATCCAGACAGCCTCGAATAGAGGCCCACTGGCGGTGTCCCACAATCCACCCAAAGGTCCAACAACTGTTGAAAGGATTGCCTCCCACTGGCGATCCATCCACTTGCGTGGACGGATCTTCCGTAGGAAGTTTTCCAGATCTACAATCACGCGCGTAGAAAAGACATAGCCACGCTCTAAGCAATCAAGAGTAAGGCTCGCCATCATCCGCGGGTTACGTAAAGCTGAAAGAAGAAGACCAGGACTTATAGGGGAAATATCCCCCAAGTTTGGTGTAATCCACCGTTTAGCAAACTCAAGGCCCCCTGACTCCATGACGAAAGACTTCGTTATGTTGATAGGGACACCAAGAGTCTCCATAATGGCTTTATACGATCGGGCAACTGCTTCGTCGGCAATGACAATGTCATCGCCGAGGAGAGCATAGTGCGCGAACCATCCAGTTTCGCCTACACGATGGGCAGCAATCTGCACAATAATGTGGTGAGAAAGAGCCAGCATCGCCCATGAGGACAGGGCCCCCATAGGTTGACCAACGGAATAACGGTAAGGCTTATCCTTGAGCACCCAGGCGCGCCCCGTAAGGAGTGCAGCCCAGTTCCGAGCCCACGAGACCCCCAGGGCCTCAAGAACTTGGATCTGAAATGCTACAGGTAGTCTATCCGTCGCGGCTGACAAATCGAAGGAGTACACCTTAGCACCAGAGGCACGGACGTACGCTATAAGAACCTCAACGGGACCTAATTGATCAAAGGTTCCGTCTTGTGGGATATCCCGGAGAATGTCAAAGATACCTTCATGGAGGGGCTTCAAGATAACTTGAGTCCACCAATCGGTAATCGCGACAACCCGGACTTTTCCACGAGCTTCGAATAGGGTAACTAACCGGCCAAGGCGCTTAGGGAGCATCCCTTTGATAGCCAGAATTGGAACAATAGGAAGACATGCCAACATAGTTAGTAAGAGCCAAGCAATGACATCCCATGACTTACTGGCCCAAGCACACATCATCCAATGGTACCACGTTTGTGGATCCCGGAGGAAGGCGAGTGCATCAAGCCCACAAGACCATGTCGATTTCTTTGCGTTAGGGCCGGCCGCCTCGGACATATGAGTCCAAAGCGCCCGACCGATAACTAACGTCCGAGGCAACCAGCCAACGACTTGACTCACCTCAAAAGCTAGAAGTGTGGCGGACTCTCCCGAAAAGGGACCAGTAATGGTCTCCAGTTTCAGGTTTGGCGCGCAGCCGATGACACGGTAGACTGAAAGCACTGTAAGAGTAACTCGGATTACCTTCAGAGCATACGCATGGTCCTCCCCATTTAATTGGTGGAACAGACGGCGTAATGCTCCTGGAAGTAAGACGGGCAAACCACTACGTGTGAGTCTTACCCGAATGCCGGTTGTCGACCGAACATACTCGGCCTTGTTCACCCATAACACGATGATCCGACATGTCTCCGAAAGATATTGGGTTAGCCAAAGCGAACCGTTTGTCTTCCAGAGTTTCATGATGGACCCGTGTAAGGGAGCGAAGCACTCTTTCCAAATCCCTCTCAGTCCCATTAACCAGACTGGCAACATCATAAAGAACATGAGCTCTCGCTTCATGATCCAACGGGTGTTGCTACTTACCTTCCCTCGCGAAGAAGTATTCATGATTAATGATTAATTATAATATTTCGTAGTGGGGTATCGGGTCGGTCTGGATACAGGACTGCAGGGGTCGATTTATCACCGCGAGGCATTTCTGCTTTCCCCCATCAGGCCCAACCAGGGTGGTTCTCCACCAATAGCTACGCCTCACCAGCGGCCCGCATCCAAAGATGCCATTATACCGGTGAGTTCACTAATTGGGATGTATATTATCCATCCCGAAAGAGTGAGTGCTGGGGTCTTGTAGCAGGTAATACGTATATCCATAGGGTGTTGACGGCACCGTCTGGGGTCTACGCGTGAACGGTCCCTCATCGAGG